TAGGATTAGACTTTATAAATAAGATAAGGCCTGTAGTATATAAACACAAATCTCCAAGCGAGTTTCCAAAAGAATGGAATGCTTATAATGCTGATGATAAAGAACCAATGGGTGGCGATAAAAGGATTCATGGTTTAATTGCTCAAGAAGTAAAAGAAGCGTTGGACAATCAAGGTATTGATACATTCGGTGGTTGGTCTGAAGGAGATGACGGAAGACAGAGGGTTTCAAGAGAAATGTTTGTAACACCATTGATAAAAGCAGTTCAAGAGCTAACAGAAATAGTAAAATCTCAACAAAAAGAGATAGAAGAACTAAAAAAGAAATAAAAAATTGTATTTTAAAGATTTACGTTATATTTATATAAACTAACTAATCAAAACATAGGAGATAAAGTTATGGCTGAAGAAGCACAAGTTGTAGAAGCATCTGATGAAATTAAATTTTCAGAAGAAGAATTAAAGGAATTAGGTGATTTACAAACAAGTTATCAAGATAAACAAGCTCAATTAGGGCAAATTGCTGTACAGAAAATACTACTTGGTCAACAAGTTGAAGCGATAGATAATCGTCAAGTCGAATTAGAAGGTGAATACGAAGAAGTTCAACAATCTGAACGTGATTTAGTACAGAAATTGAATGAAAAGTACGGACCTGGTCAATTAGATCCACAAAGTGGAGTATTTACACCAATACCTCAAGAAGAAACACCTGCAGAAGAATCTCCTGAAGGTTAATGTTAAAAAAACCCTCTAAATAATACATTTTGAGGAACTTAGGTTATACTTATAGTAGAATAAATACGTTTATTCAAAAATTTGTATACTAAAAATTAACTAGGAGAAATAAAATGGCAGAAAGAATAGTTTCACCTGGTGTATTTACTCGTGAGAGAGATTTATCGTTTCTTCCTCAAGCAATTGGGGAAATTGGTGCTGCAATAGTAGGTCCTACAGCTAAGGGGCCAGCATTCGTACCAACACAAATAACTTCGTTTCAAGAATATGAAGAAATATTTGGTACAGTAGATGATAGATTTTATACACCATACACGGTGCAACAATATTTAAGAAGTGCAGGAGTCGTAACAGTTGTTAGGGTTCTTGGTTTAGGTGGATATAGAGTAGACCAAATCAGAATTGGTGTTGGTAGTCAAATTGCAGGAGCAATGCACATACCAACAGCATCACTTGCAATATTAGCACCATCACAAGGAAATACATCTACGGATTTTAATGGTAGTACGATAGCTGCAGATGGTACATGGGACGCATTTACTTTAACCGTATCTGGTAGTGGTATCGGTGGTACTGAAGAATACGCTCTATCATTTAACACAAGTAGTGCTAACTTTGTAACAGAAGTAATAAGTGGAAATCCACAATCTTCAAAAAGTGGTAATACAGACTCATCTGTTTATGTATATAAGGTATTCAAACATGCTTGTCACGTAACATCCTCATATCGAAATGCTGCAGCTGCAGCTGGAGCTGGATTTGCACCTGCTAATATAAAAGTTGACTCAGATGGATTAGACTTCTATAGTGGTGCAACTGGTATAGACGATTTAGGAAATGCAACTTCTTGGACTGGAAATCAAGCATATAACACTGCAAGAACACCATATATTAACGCACAAAGTCCTAGTCATACTAATTTATTTAGAATATATACTAGGTCACATGGAGATGATATAAATAAATCATATAAGATAGGTATTCTAAATATAAAACCAGCAGCTGATATTGCTGGCTCTGATTTTGGAACTTTTTCAATACAAGTTAGAGTACATAGTCCAGGTAATTTAGATGATGATAATATAGTAGAACAGTTTGATGCATTGACATTTGATAAAACATCACCTGATTACTTTGCAAAAAGAATTGGTGATAGATTTGTAACTATAGATTCTAATGGCAAGTTAACTTATTACGGTAATTATCCAAATTTAAGTAAACACATTAGAGTTGGTGACTATAAATTCTCAGGTGGTAATCAAGCTTTAGATGCTGCATCTCCAGGAGCAGTTCCTTTTGGACATAGTGCACTATACAATCCTGTCGAAGGTGATAGCGATATACCAGCCTCTATATTTAACACAACTCAAACTAATACACAAGGAACGTTTGACCAATCCATATTTTATGGGTTTGATTTGTTAAATGATAGTGTTAAAGATGATAATCATCAATATCTTGCACCGATTCCAAATGGAGCTAGTACTAGTAATAATGTAACAATGAGTTTAGAAGCCATGTCAGGAAATGATGATGCATCTACATTAGGTTCAACCTATGCAGATAGTACTACTCTTATAACACCAACTAATTCAGCTATAGGACAAAGAAAATTTATTGTTCCTTTCCAATGGGGTTTTGATGGAAGAAATCCAGCAACACCTTATCTTACAGGTGTAGACATTACTGCTGCTAATACACAAGGATTTGACTTGTCAAGTTCAACATCTAGTGGTAGTTTGGCTTACAAAAGAGCTTTAAACTCTATTGGTAATCCAGAAGAATTTGATATCAACTTATTAGTAACACCTGGCGTAATACACAGATTACACTCTAGTGTTACTAATCATGCAATATCAAAAGTAGAAGCTCGTGCAGATGCTCTTTATATTATGGACTCAGCGACATATAATGATTCAGTACAAACTGTAAATAATACAATTAAGTCATTGGACACTAATTATGTTGCTACATATTATCCTTGGGTAAAGATACCTAATCTTAACACTGCAGAACCAGTATGGGTTCCGCCATCAGTTGTGTTACCTGGTGTAATTTCTTACACAGACCAAGTAGCTCACGAATGGTTCGCACCAGCTGGATTAAATCGTGGTGGATTAACTTCTGTACTAGAAGCTAAGACAAGATTGACTCACGCTGAAAGAGATGAACTTTATGAAGGTAGAGTTAATCCAATTGCTTCATTTCCTGGTCAAGGAGTTGTTGTATTTGGACAAAAAACACTACAATCTAAACCATCTGCTTTAGATAGAATCAATGTTCGTAGATTGTTAATTGCACTAAGGAAATTTATTGCAAGTGCTTCAAGATACTTAGTATTTGAACAAAATACACAGGCGTTAAGAAATAGATTCTTAAATATCGTCAATCCGTATCTAGAACAAGTACAACAGAATAGTGGTTTAAGTGCTTTTAGAGTTGTCATGGACGATACTAATAACACACCAGACGTTGTAGATAGAAATCAGTTGGTAGGACAGATATTTGTTCAACCAACAAGAACTGCAGAGTTCATTGTACTTGATTTCGTAGTACAACCAACAGGAGCCACATTTCCTGAGTAACATTAGTTAGTAACTAATACCTAAAAAGCCCCTCTTTATGAGGGGTTTTTTATTTTATTTAATGAAAATTTGTTTAATTGATATTTATTTATGAGTAGAAATAAACGACTTTTTAGGAGAACAAAGAATGGCTACATTAGATCCTTCCGAAATTATGTTCACACCGTTTGAACCGAAAACAAAAAATAGGTTCATCATGTACATAGAAGGTATTCCATCATATTTGGTAAAGACAGCGAATAGACCTCAAATTCAGTTTGAAGAAATTGTCTTAGACCATATCAACGTTAAACGTTATATTAAAGGTAAAGGTGCTTGGCAACCAATCGACATTACTCTTTATGATCCAGTTGTTCCATCAGCTGCACAAGGTGTTATGGAATGGGTTCGTTTATCACACGAGTCAGTAACAGGCCGAGATGGATACTCAGATTTTTATAAAAAAGATGTTACATTTAATTTGTTAGGACCAGTTGGTGACGTTGTTGAAGAATGGGTATTGAAAGGTACTTATATTGAAACAGCTAACTTTGGTGATTTAGATTACGCTTCAAGTGATCCAGCTGAAATACAACTAACACTTAAATACGATTACGCAATCTTACAATTCTAAGGAGTAAACATGAGTTTTTTAACAGAAATGTTATCTAGTGATGCGAAAATATCATCAAAGAGAACAGTTGGTTTTGCAGCATTTTTTATGTTGATTTGTAGTTGGGGTGCTGACACCTTTTCTGCATTTGAAGTTAAGGACAAGATATTGGAATGTTTTATGTACATTTCGGTAGTTGGACTTGGTGTTACAGCAGCTGAAAAGTTCGGCAAAAAATAAAATAGTTTTACGACAAAATTAGTTATATATATTAATACAATATAAAGGAGTCATTCATGGCTGATTACAAATTTCCTACGGAAGTGGTAGACTTACCGTCCAAAGGATATTTCTACATCGATGGTCACCCACTATCTAGTGGTAAAGTAGAAATAAAATATATGACCGCAAAAGAAGAGGATATTCTAACCTCACAAAATCTAATACAACAAGGTACAGTTATTGACGTTTTATTACAAGCATTAATCGTAGATAAAACAATAAATGTTCACGATTTATTGGTTGGTGATAAGAATGCTATTATGGTAGCTGCTCGTATTCTTGGATATGGTAAAGAGTATGAGTTTGAATATGATGGTGAAGAGAAAAGTATAGATTTATCTAAATTAGACGCAGTTAAATTGGATTTTAGTAAATTTACTAAAGGTAAAAATGAATTTTCATTTGAATTACCAACTTCAGAAAGAAAAATTACATTTAAACTACTTAGTGGTCAAGATGAGAAGAAAATAGATGCTGAATTAAAAGCATTAGAAAAAATATCAAAATCAAGAAGTTCAGAATTAACTACTAGACTAAAAACAATGTTATTATCAGTAGATGGTGAATCTGATAAAGAATATATAATTAATTTTGTAGAAAATGAATTTTTATCAAGAGATTCTTTGGCTTTTAGAAAACATTTAAGTACTATAACACCAGATATGGATATGACAACTACTATTGTAGATTCTAGTGGAAAGGAGAAAGAGGTGGTGATTCCAATCACCGTGCGATTTTTTTGGCCTTCATCCTGATTATAAAAGAGAAATTCACGAACAAATATTTCAATTAATCTTACATTCTAAGGGTGGGTTTACATTTAGTGATGCTTACAATCTACCTATATATCTTCGTACATTTTACTTAAAACGTCTACAGACTTTCTATAAGAAAGAAGCTGATGAGTTCAAAAAAGAGATGAATAAATATAAAAAGTGATATTTATTATTGAGTTACAACACTTAATTTTAATTGGAGACTTTCAATGCCCAAATATAAAAATGTTAATGAAGGATTAGTAGATAGATTCCTTTCTGCTATATTTACCAAAGTAGGTAAGGGTTTAGAATCAGCTACTATAAATAAATTAAAAAAATCTGATCCTAAATTAGCTAAACAATTTCAAAAATTACAAGATAGTAAAAAAGAAATAGAAAAAATTATATCTAAAAAAGATTTAAAACAACTTAAAAGGGGTGAACTACCCGATATTTTTAATATGTAAAATGGATATATAATGGCAAAGTACTCCAAATCAAAAGAAACACCAGAAGAAAAAGCATTCTTTGATCCGATAAGGGCAGACGAAAAGGCAGAAAAAATTGCTAAAAGGATAGCTAAACTTAAAAACCAAACTAAAAAAAGTTTGGAAGATGCTCTTGAAATAGCCAAAGAAATGGGCCCTCTTGAAAAAAAGACTTCAGGAAACGCGTTGGAGCAGAAGATTTTAGTTGCAGCTCGAACAAAACTTCAAGAAGGCGATTTAAAAGGAGCAAAAAAGTTACTTAAAAACAAATCAAAAATGATAAAAAAAGAAAAGGAGTTTGGTACAGCTATAAATAACATATTTCCTGGAGTAACTAGTATATGGACAGGTGTAGAACGGGCTGCAAAAGGTATGTCAGGTATATTAGGACCTGCTTCTATGGCAGTCGCAGTATTTATTTTATTGGCAAAATTCGCGTTAAACTACGCAAAGGCAATAGCAGACACGAGAAAAGAATTAGGTGTTTCAGTAGGAACTGCTATGAAGTTAAATGCTGAAAATTTTAAATTGGGTAAACTGGCCAGTTTATATGGTTTAGAATTAGAAGATATAAAATCTGCACAAAAAACTATTTTATCAGACTTGGGTGGTAGTGTTGATGAAGCTATTAAATTAAGTCTAAACTTTGCAAGAACGTCAGCAGCTACTGGCCAAACAAGTGATGAATTAGGTAAAACACTTTCTATAATGGAATCTATATCTAGTGCTAGTAGAGATGTATTACTTAATCAAATAAGGGCAAATGCTGCTATGATTGAAGCAGCTGGTGTTGCTCCAGGATTAGTAATGAAAGACATCGCAACAAATGCTGAGTTCTTTGCTACATATGCAAAAGATGGTGGAAAGAATTTAATAATGGCTGGAACTGCTGCTAGAAAACTTGGATTGGACATGAGTGCAATTGCATCATCAACAGAGTCGTTACTTGATTTTGAATCCTCTATTGAAAAACAAATGGAAGCTTCAATGTTATTGGGTAGATCTATAAATCTTGATAAGGCAAGACAATTGGCCTTTATGGATAAACAAGACGACATGATGGCGGAAATATTAAAACAAGTTGGTGGTGAAGCTGAATTTACTAAATTATTAGGTTTTCAAAGAAAAGCTTTAGCAGAAAGTGTTGGTGTTAATGTAGAACAACTTTCAAGACTTGTAAGAAATAATCAAGCTGCAGCAACTGGAGCAGCTGCAGGTGGAGCTATGAGTAATATACAAATTACACCATCAGCTGATGTGGAGACGCATAGATTACTTAAAAGAATAGATAATGGAGTTAATTCATAATGCCATTAGTAAGTGAAGATTCAAATTTATCAAGAGGTTCAGGAGTACGTAGAAATATGGGTGGCACTGGAACTAGTGCTCCATCATCTGATGCAACTGGAAACACTACAAGAGTAGATAGAACTTATAATGTTCGTGAAGAATCAAATTTTATGGGTGGTTCGGGAATACGGAGAAACATGGCTGGTAAGGGTGTTGTTTCTTCTATTGTAGACCGTACTCCTACAATTCCTACAACAGGAGGTAGGGGATTTGACATTCCAGAGCTTGGACTTGGAAGTGGAACTCCAGCTGTAACTAATATACAAGCACAGTTAAACAGGTCAAGTCGTTTAATAGATATTGGTGGAAATCCAATAGGACAATTATCAGTATCACCCATAAACATCGATACATCTACCCCATCGATACCTTACAATATAAATCCACCATCGTATACTTTAACTAGAGAAGGAAAACTTGTTCCTACAATAGCTAAAGAAAGTGGTGTTACAGTACCATTTGTAGCATCAAGATTACTTGACTTACATACTGAAGATGGTTTCTTAGATAGTTACTATACACAACTTACTGGTAATGGTAGTCTAGGTATACGAAGTACAACACCTACTGCAAAAAAAGTAATTGGATTTTCAAATGTTATAAAACCAAAATTAAAGACTTTAAACTCTTTGGGTAGAGGTATAAACCAAGTTATGAAACACTTAGGTGTGAAAACAGATTTTAATACAGATACAAACTTATCATTTAACGTACCACCAGATAAACCTCAACCATTTATAATTAGAGGAATCGGTAAACGTTGGGGAATCGATAGGGTTGAAAAACCTGGTAATGCATTAGGTCATATCGGTGGACTTGTACAAGTAGACAGAGCTTCACATAAAGGTAAAGACCTTGTTGATTCTTATTTTAATTTAATAGATGATGTTGGTAGGGGTATAATCGGAAGAACTCCTAGTGTATTTTTAGACAGATACTTTGCAGATGTGAAACGAATAAATGGAGCTACAAATGCTTTAAGTTTTCTAACTCGTGGTTCTACTTTTATAAATGCACAAGATAGATTACAAAAAAGAAACAGATTTGAATATGTTTCAAGTACTTTATATAAAATATCAGATGAACATCAGTATAAGATTACAGTAGACACTTTTGTTCCAAATAAAATTGCAGGAGTGCCACTAAAAGGAAACATAAAAGGTTTAGATCAAGGTGCAGTCTTCAATTTAAATCCAAGAGCATATAATCCACTATCATTATTTAGTGTTCCTGGTGTCTTACCTATAAACAGAAATTCATATTTAGATATTGGTAGTATTGTAGCAAAAGGAACAATGGCCGACTTTATTACTGATAAGGTTATAAATGCAGTTGCGGTAGCGGGAGCTGAATATATAAAAAATAAAGGAAAAGAATATGCCAAGAAATGGTATAAAGAGGGTGGTAAAGATTGGTTAAAGAGTAAAAACTTAACTGCAAAATCAGTTCTTGATTCTACAGAAAAAGTTATTGACGAAGGAAAGAAAGTAGCTGATTATGTTCAAAAAACAGCTAAGTATTTTGAAACAATACCAACGGTGGGCCCAATATCAAAAGCTGCATTAAATCAGTCTAATGTAAATTTATCAGGATACGAAAACATAGGACAAGATAAAGTAAATCTAATACCTTACGGTGTTGACTATTATACTAAAGACGGTAAAGGTGGAAGTGCACGAGAAGAACTAGAAGACTTAGATTGGATACCATTTAAATTTAAAGATGTTAGGAAAAACAAAAGTATCGTATTTAGAGCAATATTAAGTAATATAACAGATACCTTTTCACCAGAGTATTCACCAGAAAGATATGTTGGTAGGCCAGATTCTGTTTATGTTTATCAAGGTACAAATAGAGAAATTAGTTTTACGTTTGACGTTTATCCAAAGTCTATGGAAGAACTACCAATCTTGTGGGAAAAATTAAATTACCTAGCAGGACTAACATATCCACATTGGACAGATGCTAACTCAACTGGTGCAAGAGGAATGATAGCTCCATACTCAGAATTAACTATTGGTCAAATGTATACAGATTCACCGGGATATGTATCAGCACTAACATACACAGTAATGGAACAGTCAACTTGGGAAACACTAACAATGAAGTTACCTAAGTATATTCAAGTTAGTTGTACATTTGTTTATATAGGCAATAGACTACCAAGTGCTGAACAAAAACATTACGAACTACCTTGGGTTGCAGAAAAAAGATATCCAACTCCAACTAATGTAGACGAAACTATTTCTGCTGGTTTGAAATCGGCTTTTGGATCTATAGGGAATATAGGAAAACTTCCAGCTCCAGGTTCTAACAAACCTATAGAAGTTGATATAACAAAAGGTATTGAACAACCAGAGTTTGCTTCAAACTTTGGAAAATCAGACTCATACACAGGATTTGGTAAAGGTGGTGCAAGTCAAGCTGGTTCTTCCAATTTTATCCTTCCAGGTAAATAATAATGAATAGATATAAAAAAACAGAGATAAAACTAGATAAAGATGGTAAGAGAGTTTATGGTACAACTTATTATCCTAATATACCTATAGAGAATACTGATAAATTTGTTGTGACTACACTTGACAATAGATTAGACTCCTTAGCTAATCAATATTACGGTGATGTTTCATTGTGGTGGGTAATAGCAAAAGCAAATGGTATTAAAGGAAAAACTGTACTAAAAGCAGGACAAATAATTAGAATACCAGGTGAAATACCAAAAATATTAGAAGAATTTGATGATTTAAATGGTAGGTAGGTTATGATTTCATTAAAACCAATTCCAAAAGTAATACAACAAAAAATGTTTGACAAAATGAGAGCTTTAGGTAAAACTGAAGATTTCAACATAGGTGCTGCTAAAAATGCACTCGGAAAAGGAACTATAACTGCTGATATGATTAACAGTAGGTCTACTTTTATAAATATGGTATCCAATCAAGAAAATCCAGTAATATTAAGTGCTGGTGAGTTAGTTACAGGTTTTTCAACAACTGATGCTGAAGGAAATAGGTTATTTGGATATAGTGGTGATAGAATCGCATCTGGTTATGATGAATTGTATGGTTCTATAAGTGCTGATTCCATCGGAACTAGAAAAAATCCAAACAAAAGACCTATACCTGGTATCAAATCAATAGATGTATCATTTAAAGGTGGAGCTCGTGCTCATAGAGAAGCAACAATAAGTTGGACTTGTTGGAGTTTTGATGATATAAACAGATTAATGCCTCATTTTTTAGCTCATGGTAAAACAGTACTAGTTCAATGGGGTTGGGTATATGATAAAAGTTCTATGTTAAATTTGCCAAATTTTATAGGAAATGATGGAATAAAAAGAACAGCATTTCAAGATATATCTGATGAGATTATAGAAGTTGGTCAAGGTGACTTTGATATGATGATTGGTAAAGTAAAAAACTTTGAATTTACTACTCGTGAAGATGGTGGATTTGATTGTTCAACAATTTTATCTAGTACAGGTGTTAGCTTGGTAGAAAGTGAAATGCCTGATGATGAAGAGCAAAAAGAAACTAGAAATTACAATATTTCTTTAAATGAGAATAGTAAAGAAGTCACAAGAAAGTTAAAATCTATTAGTGATGATGGAAACGATGACCTATTAAATGAAGATGAAAATGATGATTTAATTTCTTTGAATACTAACATTACTTTAAAATATTTTCTTAAAAATATTGATGGTTATATAATTAAAAGATTATTTGAGGGGAATCAGACTGATAATGAAATAGAATACAAAGAATATATAGAGAGCGAAACAGAACCATATGAAGGAGCAAAGGGCAAGTACACCACTACCCAAAAGGATTACTCTTCTAATAGATTAATAAAATTTCATGCTAATAAATATATAGCCGTGGGTGATAAAGTCGAAATGCAAAAGAGAGTATCTTCCTACGATAGAACTGCTACAGATCAATATCAAACTGATGGTGTTTTACCAAAACTTGAAGATGTTTGGGTTACTTGGGGGTGGTTTGAAGATAATGTTATATCAAAATTTCTTAGTCTAACATCAGAAAAATCTAAAACAATTGTAAATGAATTTAGGTCTATTGAAAAAACAGAGATTGGTTCTAATGTTCCATATGAAAGTACCAGAATAAGAAATCATCCATCATTAGAAACTGTAGATTTAAACACATACATTTTACCTGGTCAATTCAACCCAAGAACACAGGCTCAAAACGATGAGTTGGGTATACCACCTTATACTGAAAGTACAATGGGAAAGCATCAGACATATGACGATAAAAAAAGTACTACCGATTCAGAAAAATTTATTCAACTTTCAAAGTTAGTAAATGAAGGTACAGGAAAAGGAACTTCATTTCTTCCATTTGCAGTATCAAGTCAACCTAAAAAAATTAGAACTGTTGAAGCTACTCCTTCTAAATTCAAAGGAAGCCAAGGGTATATCAGAAATATGTTAATTAACACTAGAGTTATAAAAAATGCATTCGGAGTTAATGATGAAACATTAAGTGCTATGACCGTACAAGAAGGAATTGAGAGTTTGTTATCAGCATTAAATAATCCAATAAGGTTTTGGAATTTTAAAATGGTTGCTGACGAACAATTTGGTGACAGAATAAAGATAATTGATGAATCAGTTCCTACATTTGATTTTAGTAAAAAAGTAAATAAGCAGAGTACAAAGGTAGATACGAGTACTAATTTAATCACAGGTAAAGAAGGTGTATTCTTTTTTCCAGTTTGGTCAAATAATAGTATAGTTAAAAGACAAACTATAAACGCAAAGATTCCTAGTTCAATGCAATTAGCAGTAATGTACGGTTCGAATTTAGAGCAATTAAAACAATTTCAAAATCCAGGTTCAGCCGTTCCAGCAAAGGAAGGATTAGCAGTAGCAGGAATTTTTAATGAAGAATTGGACAGTAGAACTGGAGGATTAGATATTGCAATCAGAAATCAATCATCTAGAAAGATAGGAAATAAAACTGCACTTCCTTGGCAAGAACTAACAGTTAATGGATCTAATGATGACCTATATTATTACATCGGAATGCATGGTATTACTAAAAAATTAGAACAAGATTATGATGCAAGAGTAAAGAAAAATTTAGAGGATAAGGAACTTGCTGCTGAAATGAAATATAAAGACGAAGTTATGAAAGAAATTGATTCATCACTACCATTACCACCAGTTCATATGTTAGACAGTAAAATAGTAACAAAATTTTTGAGTAATCCTGATGAAAAATTTAAAGAGAAAGTAAAAAGTCTTTACAGTAGAACTTTTCGAAGAACTGGTGAAATGAAACCAGATAGATTAGCACAAGTTCTATTCCTTACACAAGAACATGGTATTCAACGAGACTCAAACAATAGTTTACTGATACCGTTAGAATTAGAATTAGATGTAGATGGAGTCGGTGGTATTTATCCTGGTAATTCATATCACTCCACTTATCTACCACAAAAATACCAAGAAAAAACTTTATTTCAAATGTTTGATGTAAATCACAAAGTTGATAGTAGTGGATGGACAACTTCTATAACTGGTAAAATGAGAACAACGTTGGACTCTGTATTTGATAGATATAAGACACAATCTGAAGTTGCTGAAGAATTATTTACAAATCTTTTAGAAGAAGATAAAGCTTTAAGGAAAATTGAAGCTACAGAATTGAAAAAGAAAAACTCAGAATTGAAAAAAGCAAAAGACGACAAAAATGAAGCACTTAAAAAATTGTGGAAAGGGGAAGGCACAGTAAAAGACGTTGATGTCGCCATTGATTATGGTCTAGATAAAGCATGGTCAAATACCCAACGGTCTTGGCATTGGCTTAAAACTGGTGCTTTTTGGGGTGGAGAAGATTTAGGAGATGGGTTAAAGTATTCTAAAGAAAAAAGATTTAAAGATAAGGATAAATAAAGTGTCAAGTTTAAAAGAACAAATGATGCAGGTACACGAACAAACTGATTTTGTGAGAGAGTATGCAGGAATTACTGGTGATAATGAGTTCATATATACACATGGTGGTGTGGTTAGACCTGGTGTGGAATATCATATCCATTATACTAAGAGTAAAGAAGAAGTGTATATGACAGGTGGTAAACATGATGAAACTTCAAGGATAATACAAAAAATTTTAGTAGACTTTTTAGATGAAGGAGTTCGTGGTAAAAAAACTACCTATGGAAAGTATCATGACATAAAAAGTTTAAATAGACAAGCTTATCCAG